TCCGTATCCGTCTCCGCTTCCGTTTCCGCTTCCGTTTCCGTGTCCGCTTCCGTCTCCGTTTCCGTCTCCGTTTCCGCTTCCGTCTCCGTTTCCGCTTCCGTATCCGTTTCCGCTTCCGCTTCCGTCTCCGTATCCGCTTCCGTATCCGTATCCGCTTCCGTATCCGTATCCGCTTCCGTATCCGTATCCGTATCCGCTATATTCTATTCTTCCCATACTGGTACATTAGAGATGTTTTTACGTGCGTTCTCTGTACATGGAATAACTTCAACAACCTCGGTCAGGTATACTCGTTCTACCTCACACGGAAACTTGCATTCATCTGGTTTTTTGACACCCTCTTTCGCCAGTTGGGACAGTGAAGCGGCCCCAGCCCAGTACCAGAGTCTTCGAGCGTCTAGGACAGTTGCCGCTTTGCCCTCAAGCTTCCCCACATATCCCGCAAACACACCGGCTGAGTAGGTGCGGACGATACAGTATTCCAGTCCATCTCGGGTAGCTAGGAGTTTTGATTCTGTTTTAGGTACATATTCTATTCCGTCCACTGTGATTGTTTTGGGCATACTTTTAGATTTTATGATGATGTGTTTAGTGTACCATTTTTTCCACGTGGGAAAATAGGTACATTATAGGTCTAGTTTAGATCTAGCTGTACCCATGATTGTTTTTGTGACATATTTTATCACTCCTCTGATTCGGATAAGGTAGTAGTATGGTTTGAGGTAATTTATTTATTGTATCTTCTCCGCATGTTGCGGGTATTTAACTCGTAGGATTTGTTTGTCGTCTGATTTGAGACTGTGTAGGTTGAGACTACCTCCAATCTCCCTTGGAAGATTTAATCCTTCTGCTGAGGTGAGATTGTATAGGTAGAGACTACTTCCAATCTTCTCCGGAAGCGTTAATCCTTCTGCTGATGTGAGATTATATAGGTAGAGACTACCCCAAATCTCCTTTGGAAGATTTAATCCTATTGCTGATTTGAGTCTGGATAGGTTGAGACTACCCCAAATCTCCTTTGGAAGCGTTAATCCTTCTGCTGATGTGAGATTGTATAGGTCGAGACTACTTCCAATCTTCTCCGGAAGCGTTAATCCTATTGCTGATTTGAGACTGTATAGGTCGAGATAACCCCAAATCTCCTTTGGAAGATTTAATCCTATTGCTGAGGTGAGACTGGATAGGTCGAGACTACTTCCAATCTTCTCCGGAAGCGTTAATCCTTCTGCTGATGTGAGACTGTATAGGTAGAGACTACCCCAAATCTCCTTTGGAAGATTTAATCCTATTGCTGATTTGAGTCTGGATAGGTAGAGATCACCATTAACCCTAACAATTCCCTCTGGTATATTAGGCTCTTTTAAAAATGATAAATCCAAATTACCTTCTACTGTTACTGTTCCATCACTGTGGAAGGTAAAGGTATCTTCTATCCATTCTTCGTTCTCTCCGATTGCCTTTGCCCAGTTTAAAAAAGTATCTTTTATTGAAGAACCTGTGTCGTCACTCCTACCGCATGTAGGGCAGAAACCGCATTTGATACATTTCATATTATTTTAAGTTTATGAATGGAATAGTTGCACTAGGAAGCTATGTCTTTTTGTGGGTTTGGGGTGTTTGCAAGTTTAATTACAAAGCTTTTTTAATCGCCTCATGGATTATCTCAATGTCTTCTTCGGGTAGTGATTCGAGAATGTCCTCAAGTGTGCGTTTTGAATCTTCTTCAAAACAAGGGACAAGGCTTTTGGCATGAAACCATAATATAGATTTGCCGTTTTCACCTGTGTACAGTTCGGTGTTTGGGTTAAACTCGGTGATTGTATAGACCAGATCCCTATCAATTCCATTGACGTGCCGTACTTTGTCGCCTGTTTCGTATTTTGCATCGGGGTTGTCTCGGAAGTTGTAAAATCCTGTGATTTTACAGCCTCTTTTTTCCATGTCGTCGATTTCGACTTTTTCAAAAAGCTCTGTTTCATTAAAAAAGTTTTCGTTAGTGATTTTTCTCACCCAAGAGGTTGATAATAAATCATCATCGTCACAGTTGTGTTTACTGTAAAAAACAATCGTGTCCAAACCTTCTGAGTCGATAACTATCGGGAACAATCCAAGACGTATGCTTTTAACGAGTTGGTTGTAGAGGGTCATATAGGCAATTGATTTTTGAAGTGCAAAATAATTCGTTCCATCTGGTCGCTATACCAAAGGTCGAATGTCGCCGCTTCTGTTTTAAGGTTTGCAGGGTTAGGCTTTTTGAGAACTAACTCCCAGTAGCGGAACATGACGGCACGCAATCGTGTACTAGGGCTTTTTTCTTGGCCGTCCTTCATGGTAGGAAGCGGGGGCAAACTTAATGCATCTTCAACCTGAATCTGTTGGCCGTCCATTTCTGGGAGAAAACATAACCAGCCAGTTTTTTCGAATCCAGCTAAAAGTGCATGGTGTACCTCTGGGTGTATGTTCTCCTGCGTCTTGAATCCAAGGAAAAAACTGCTATTCCTTCGGCTATCGAACTTCATCATTTCTGCCCCGACCTGAATTAAATTACTCATATCATCTGTTGTCTGTCTGCATGGAATGAAGAGGGGCGGTTTCAATAGCGTCTGTTTTCTGGTCGATAAACGTAACGGCACAATCCTCTAAATCGTCATCATAAGTAACTCCGATAACATTATTCCATTGTTTAATCAGTTGTGCGGTGAGAGCTTTGCATTTTTCATCTTCTGCTTCGATTCTGGCCGTCCTCTGTTCATTAACCAGTCGCATGAAAACATCAAAATCTCTGGCTTCCGCCTCTTGTTCAAGCTTCGCATTGTAGCTTGTAACTATCGAGCTGGCGATAAATGCACCAGCGAGAATAATAGATATAGGAACAATGAACTTGTATAATTTCATATTATTATCGTGACTGTTCTCGCAGTCGCTGTTTAAGTAACTGAATCGTCGCAACGTACTGGAATATATTAGTGTTTTTAGTTTGCATGTCGCTTCGGTAGTCTGATTGTGCCTTCTCGTATTCTTTTTCTGCCATCTCAACAACAAAGGAAAGTTTAGGAGAGCCTTCTGTGCCTCTCCATACTCCCCCCCGTGTAATCAAGAAGGCGACCAAGTAGATGTCTGATGATTGATATGTCATAGTTTAGGTTTTGTAATCGTTTATTTCCTCGAGTCTTCTTTTTAATTGCAGTGCGGCCAAGAACCCCTTCAGATCTTTTTTGAATGCTCCGCATTTTTTTACTTGGAACATGCCAGCGGGCAAAAGTATCTCCCCCGTCTTTTTGTCCACTTCGTCAATTTTAGCGAATCGCACGATGTACCTATCGCCATTATACGTCGTCCCCTCTTCCATAGCGGCATACTGATATGCGGCCGTCTGCAAGAACATCTCGGGGTGAATCCCACTCGACGTTTTGAAATCGATAACGCATTTTTTCCCCCCGACAATCGCCTCTGCGTCCATCGTGCCAACATAGTTATATTTGCGGGAGTACACGACCCGCTCGGACGAGAAGAACTGCACGTTATACTCTTTAACCCAGCGTAAAAATGCTTTGATTCCGTTCTGTACTTGTGGGTGTTCTGGTATAGACTTGTCGCCAGTTTTTAGGAAATTCTCCACCCAAGCATGCACCTGTGAGCCAATCTCCCCCGCATCAGTCTTGCGGACATTGTGTTTTTTTCTGGCCGTCTCAATATCATCGGCCGTTATACCGCTCCCAATCTCCAGCAGATGGTCGCAAGCAAGATTGACTGCCCACGGTATAAGGGCGGGTTTGGCAATTACGCCAAGCACGCCAGTAACACTAGGGACTTTGAGCATTTTTTTGCCCTCGACTTCGATTTTATATCGTACTCCCGAGTGCGTTTTCGTAATTCTGACGGCTCCCCCATATAGTGAGTGCATATAATTATGATAGTGATTGAGGTGGTGCTCCATTAAGGAGGCTGATTAACTCGGGGTCATTGACTGGCTTATTTTGTGGACGATTCATTTTAATCTGATAACAGGTGTGGCGGTTCTTAGCATTTTCTATTTTTGTGACGAAATTCTTACCGCAATCTTCGCATTTTTTAGTGATTGTTTCTGATTTTGGTGTGGTTACTTTTACGTTTTTAACGCTCTCGCCATCGCCATCGTCGTCGTCGGCCTCAAGTGCCAATAATGACTGAATCGCATAGCGTCTGGTGTAGGTAATCATCGCCCCTAAATCCTGTATTTTATTCGTCTGCATAATAGGGAGCGTACAAGAGATGCTGTCGTCTCCATCAGTGATGATGGTGTCGAGGTAGATGCTCTCCCCCTCCGTCCGTATCGGCTGGTACAAAAATAATCCGCTCACACTCAATACAGGCTTGATGACCGCAAGGAAGGCGTTGATGTCTGCATATTTGGACTTGTGGAATGGATTGATTTTTTCTTTTTTAGTGGCTTCGACTGCCGACTGAAAAGCTATAAGTTTATTCGCTAGTTCTTTTTTCATATTTTTTAGATAAAATTATTCTCTCTCGTCTACCCACTCACACACATGACAATCTACAGCGTCAGGGTCATCACTGGCATGGCGTAGATGTTCATCTAGTAGCTTATCGGTCGAGTAGGTCTCTATAGGTGGCTGGCCAGTGTAGAATGCATGCTCGGAAGCCCAGACTCGGTCAATCTTCACGCCTTTTTGTTTGGCTTTTTGGTGTATTTCTTCGAATGTCAGGCCAGTAATAATCTCTGCGTGCGAGCCTTTGTCTGCAAGTGCGTAGTAAGGGAATTTGTTCCTCATATAGTTTTTTTTTAAGAAAAATCTGCTCCACAATCATCACACGCTAGACCAGTACAGTGGTCATGTCGGCACACCCCAGATACAGGGGAATGACGCAAGGCATTCTGTAGAATTAGGTGGTCAGTGTATTTTTTAAGGTTAATTTTGTTACCGATTTTTAATCGCATACTTCTTTTTTTAGGTCGTGATTGTCATGGCATCGAGGATATAAGTCGTCCTCTAGTGGCCGATTGAATATCAGCCCGCAAATCTCGCATGGGTATCCCTCTCGGTGTGTGTCAGGCATATTATTCCGCAGTATTCCAGCATGTAGGACAGATGTGTGTGCCTCCCTCTCTCACCTCCTGTGGCTCTGTGTCGTAATCATATTGAGTATCGCACGATTCGCATGTTGTGTTGTTCATATTTTTTGAAAAGTAATAAAAAACTAGGCAACTGTGTCAGTGGTCTAGGTGGTGTATGTCATATAGCGTAGATAATAATCATTAGGTTTAAGGTATTGACCCGAGAGACCGAGGGAATAGGTACTACCGATTGACTCGTGCTAGCGTCCTATCCCTCTCGTATCTGTCAGCATCTATGTATATCATAACCCATACAGGTTATGCCGTCAAGTCTTCTCTGGGGATAACTCAGAATCGGCTTGTTTTGCTAGAGTTTTCGCACGTTTTCTTTTAAGAAAATAATCCCTCATGTAGCAGTTGTTGCACATTCCGTTTGCTTTATGTGGACGGTCAGGTGTGCCACATACATGACAGGTCGAGGGTAGTGTTCTAGTGAATGCCATAAAGAGGTACTAGGTTATTTACCTCTATATATAACTATATTGGGCTATTTGTCCAGTCTATTGCTTCGATAGTGCGTCAGCGATTGCATTGAGTTCCCGAGGAATCCAAGCAATAGAGCAATTGTCTAGTTTTGAATAAAGTTCTCTCGCAGGCATAAGTAATTTCAGAAGATGAGGATATTTTTTGTGGGGCTTCTTTTTCCCCCAAAGTCCAGTCGTCATGTTTATCACCATTTTAGAATCCCCGTATATTTCAATAAAATCATCGGCATGGTTTTCAGACAAATACTGGAGACAGTGCAGAAGAGCGTGGTATTCTGCAACATTATTGGTCATTCCATCACCTTCGCCAATAAGACCATGATCGGTGTGGATAACTTCATCATCTTCCAGAAGAGCGAACCCCCATTTAGCAATGCCGCCGGGATTTACTGGCTCACAAGAACCATCGAAAAAAGCTTGAATATCTCTCATAAATAGTCTGGTTTAGTACACATTGTGGCAAGCTATACAGCGGGCAAAGCAAGCCCCTCACCAGTGCACAAAATAATGCAGGTGTATCATCGCTCCAGATGAAAAAACAGGTCTTAGGGCTTCGAGTTCCATTGCGTATAAGGTGGCATTTAGAGGAGCCACACCCCACGGTCGGTTTAACGTGGTGCTATCGGAATTGCACCACATACGAAGTGTCTATGTTGTCTCGGCGAACGAAGGAGGGGTTCTTGAGGCCGTGGAGCGTACGGAGACCCGATTATACGCCCCGCCCTTCTTCTCTTGATGCCTGTTTTCTCTAGTCGACCCGGTGAGGCCGAACTTACATGTCATGTCCTACTGGAGAATTGAGTTTATGTAGTACATGGGAGATATAGGAGTTTCCCCTGTACGTTGTAAAACAAAAAAACACGGTCGAGTAGACAGTGCTTGCTATTTCCCCTCGATGGGGGTATACTGCAGATACTGTTTGCTCAAAAACATACTAACACCTCCCGAGCTTAATTGCAACGGGAGGTTTTAGTTTGCGTGATATAATATAGCGACATGTCATACACACACGACCACACAATCGAACACCTGCCCATTGATACTATTCTGCCGTATCCGCTGAACGCTAAAAAGCACCCCAAAAAAACAAGGGAGGCATGACAGAGAGCTATCTCGATGGCGGTACGTATCTAAAATCGTTCTATTCCGTTATGTTTAATCCATCATGCATAAAAATTATGATGATGGGCAACAAACACAAAAGGTTACATCATGCTGTGTTCTGGAATAACGCCGTGCCGAAAATAATCAATGAACGTTATAAAAAATCTTAGTCCGATGCCCTATAGACATAATAGGTTATATGTGCTATAGTTCCCAGTTACCTTAACAATAACCTTATTTTATGGATAAAAAACAAGCCCCAAACCGTTACGTTGCCGCAACCCTAGGTATCCTCTTCGGAGGAATCGGTGCCCATAAGTTCTACACGGGGGAGACGAATACAGCTCTAGTCTTCCTTCTTTGTTCCGTGCTTCTCTCATGGACGATAATAGTACCAGCGATGTTTTATATCATAGGCCTGTGCCAAGGCATTTCGTACCTATTTTTGACAGATGACGCATGGCAATCACGCTTTTAGACATCACCCGCAATATATAAATCAATCCAGATAGCATCGTGTGTAGTCTCATTGTTGTTTATCGCCAACGCAATCACAAGATACCCACGGTGTTTGCTGATTCCGACACGATGTTTGTCGGTTATCTCCAAACTTCCAGCACCAAAGCCGATATTATAATCATCAGTTCCGAGACTAAAAAGTCCACTAGTGGATGATTGCAGTGTTCCGCTGGAATTATAGCGTCTTAGGGTATTGTTCCCTTCGTCCATCATGTAAAACGAGGTGTCGTCAAAAAACAATGTACCTGCCGTAGTTGCTGCCGATAGCGTAACATCAGTGCTTCTGGTGGCCGTAGTACCGCTAATTGTGTAGGTGAGTATATTATTGGCCGTGGTCTGATTCTTGAGGTATAGCACGGTATCATCACTTTGTGCCGCTGCTCCACAAAAAACAGCAGTAGAAGCCGTACCGCTTATGGTCATGATTGTAGGGCTGGCCAGTGCGTGGGTAAGCCTCACAATGACGGTATTCACCCCATCACCACCGCAAGCCCACACATAGCTATCAGATACGCTTAGGCCGAAACCTTTTGAGCCGCTCCAGTTGTAAGTGCCAACAGCAAGACTCACGCTCGCTGAAAAAGTTAATAGGCCTGTTTTCTGGTCTATAGTGTAAGACTTAACCACCACCCCATCAGTTGTGCCGTTTATATACCCAAAAAATAGTTTTGTGCCATCTGGTGATATGGCAATTTGTGCTTGGTCAAAATCGGCAGATGGAGCCGCAACAGCATCTATGCTCTGGTATGTAGGCATGAGCTGTGCGGCAATCTGTGTGCAAGAGATAATCTGAAAGTCAGTCCCATCGTAAACAACGACAACAATTTGTCCGCTCTCAATATCGCCGGGCAATAAAGTCTGGTCATTATATTTTTTAAGGCTGACTGCCCCAATGGAATTGACGTTGAGTGTAGCAACATCTGTGTTTGTGTGATTGGCCCGAAATTTGAAAACTTGCCCAGCGGATAAAGCTGTTATTGTGGAATCAATGGCCAGTGTATAGGCGTTAGAGCTTCCGCCAGCGTCTTCATAATCACCAGCGTTTGCGATGGTGTCTGCTCGTAGATTGTTATACTGCGATGCGAGAATGTCATCACCAGCCGAAACAGCGGCCGACACAAAGTTTGTGGCCATATTATTTTTTGGTTATGTGTTCTAAAAACATGAGGATGTTCGCACTTCCTATAGACAGATTTTGCAAAAACCAGTCCTCAAATTCTTTTTTTGGGAATTCAGGCATTTGCGACAAAAGCAATTGTGCCTGAGCACTATAAGGGATTTTCATAATTAACATTCCTGACAGGTTACCCTGTACGTTAATGTGAGCGTCTGCCCAACACTGACGGTGGTTGTTGTAGCCACGTGACTGAAAAGCATCCCTGTATCTTTAGCGAATGTGCTAGCAGTATCTCCACCATCACCGTAAGCCCCAAACTCCCTAGCCGTACCCACAAAGTCGCCAGATGCAAAAAAGGCACTTATAGAAGCGACAGCTCCAGCCTCGTTCGCACTGCTGACAGTTTCTCGCACGCTCTCAAATCCTAGTTTAGTATCGGATATGCTAGGTGCAGTGCTAGACGTTCCAACAACAAGATGGCGGATTTGTAGCTCGTTGGTGTTCACGCCAGCTAACTGTTGTGCAGTATAGCGTAGCCCTCTCGTAGTGATTAGGTTACGCATGATTTGGTCGCTTTTTGTTTCTCCGGTTATAGAATCGTGAACAACAGCACGATATTCACCGAATAATCCGATGGGTATTTCTTTTATTTGCATATCATTTTTTACCTATTTTTCCCAATCTTTCGCTATTTTTTCTTGATTTAACACGCTGTACGATTCTTAATTTTTTAGGAGTTTTTACAAAAATGTCGTACTCGTCTTCTGTCTTTATTGATTCCTTGGGCAGAAGTATGTGAGGCATCATTGTGTGTGATTTTCCCCAAACAAGAACCTCTGAATTTGTATCGTTTGTAAATTGTTTCATATTTTTTCAGTTTTTTATCCCCACTCGGATAAATTCCATACTCCATCGCTGGCCGTACTAAAAACCCCCCAAGTAAACGGCGGTATTACACGACGTGTTGTATAACTCTCTGTCATGCCGGCCGTCTCATGCCAAAGTGTAACATCTTCCCTGATATAGCTTTCTGTCATGCCTATACGCTCCTGCCACAGTCCTATATTGCGAATGACGGCATTCTCATCAACGAACAAGGATTCGTCTCGTTTGAGCAGTTTGTGGATAAGCTCCGTTACACCGAATAGACTACTAGCGGCTTTCACGCTATACACGTTATTTTCTCCCCCATAAACCTTGCAATCGACCTTCTGAATGAGAAAATCTTGGTCAATGTTCCTCATGCTGTGTGTGTCCGTAACATGGACGATTTGCCCCGCTTTGATGCCTTCCTGCTCCGTTACAAAACCAATGTCAATGATAGTATCGGCGTATTTAGTAAGTTCTGCATCCGCTCTAGCCTGTGCAGTAGCCCTATCATCTAGGTTGCTGTCGACAATAGGCCGCCCGTCCACAATACCATCACCAAAACCGAGTGCGGCCAATGCGGCAATCGAGGCATCATCTCGACTTAACACCTCGATTGGTACCTGTTCATTATAGACGAATCGAACATACCAGCCAGTAATAAGCGTGCTGGTAGAGTCATCAGCCCGAACGCTCTGAGCCTGAAAGTTGCTAAAGTATTCCGCACTTCCAGCGGGATTTATAAAGTCGGGCAAAACGCTCTGCGTAGTCGTAACACTGGCACTATTTGTACCAATAAAAACGTCCAAGTTCTTGCCTTTGTTTCGTAAGACCCATTCTCTTTTGACACCATCCCCCGCATGTATCTCCTCGACCAATGCGTCGCTGTATTCAGTCCCACCCAGTACAATTTGCTGATTTTTAACTTGTGAAATATCTACCCTAAAAGATAAATCGAGAAAATTATTGCTGATGGGGGTTATCTCAATCGGGGCAGTCTCCATTGACGTTGCCCCAAAATGTACCCGCCTTTCGTAATCGATAAACCAGTGAAAATCTCCAACCTCATCCGCAAGGCGTTGCATAACGGCCGAAGGGCTTTTGAAAGGTGCTTTGAACGTGGAAAAAGTAGCTCCCACCTGTATATCATCAGTTGAAGCGGTGAATGTATTCGTAAGCCCCGCATTGATGGGGTCTGCAAGCATGGCTCGAATAATCTGTAAGCAGTTAAAATCCTCATACTCGTCGTTAACCAACTTGCGGTTGAACTCTCTCGTGTAATCGACGCATTGAATATCGACCTCGACATTTTGGAGCGTTCGAATGTTCTTATCGGGTGTGCGTAAAATATGCCCCCCGAACTTCCGTTTACCCACGACTGTATCCACACTATGCGTGTTCTGCGTGTTCGCCGTGAGGATGATTCTTTGACTCGCCGCACTGCTAACGGTTGCGTACTCCTCTTTGCTCGTGCAAGGGGCAATCCAAACGCGGTCGCCAGCCCTAAACTTGTTCACGTCATCAAAAGAGTTGTAGACGCTTAACGTCTTCCCTACGGCTCCCAGTGCCTCTGTAAGGTGTGTGCCATCGTATATCTGCACTTCTTGCCCACCTACGGGGCGAATGTTTATCACGCCAAAATTCGCAAGATTATTTTGTTCTTGCAAGCTCTCGGAGATTTTCAAGCTATCCCATAAAACATGTTGTGAGATGTCCGTCCAATCTGAACTTGTGCGTGTGAAAATATTATACACATGTCTAGATAATTGCGTGCATTTTGAATCGGTCGACTATCATGTTTCCAACCTGTTCCGCCGCATCTTCTGAAAGGAATGTACCAGTGATGTTGATTGTTATGCCTTGCCCCCCAAGCGGGGAAACTCTTGCACCTCGTGGTAGTGATAAAAGCTCTGGTCCACGTTCTCCCACGAGTGCGGTTCCGCCTTGTGTAATGTTTCCACCATCAGCCAGTTGTGGAATTTCACCAATTTGAGGAATGTTAGCACCGATACCAGGTATAGCCGAAGCCGCCGAGGCCAATTTGTTCAAACCTCTAATGCCACTATTGATGATACTGATAAGGTTGTTAATTCCGCTTTTAACATGCGAAACGATACTATCAATAATCGAGCTAACGATAGATTTAAGCCCCCCCCAAAATGCATTCCATATAGGAGGTACTACACTGGCCAACTTTTCAAAAACGCTTTTTACAAATCCTATAATAGGGCTAATGATTCCCATTATCTCCGCTTTTTTTCTGTCTAAAACACTGGTTACTGCGTCCCAAAGAAAATTCCACGCAGCAAGCACAACTGTCTTGCCCGTCTCCCACGCCTGTTTAATCCACTCCCATGCGGCTTGTATGCCGTCAAAAATCTTTTGCATAACAGCAACAATATCAACTCCGAACAGCTTGAATCCAAGAATCCAACCTCCCAAATAAACGGCCAAAAAATACTGAAAAACCGCCTTAATCCCTTCCCAAATTGAACCGAAAAAACTTTTTATGCCTTCCCAAACGGAAACAATGAACGTGCCAACCTCTGTCATTTTGGTGGTTATAAAAGTTTTGAACTCTTCAAATTTTGGTTTTGCTTTGTCCACAAAATCCAGCACGGCATTTTTCGCTTCTAACCATTTTACAACTAGCAAGGCTATTTGAGCACCAATCACACCAGCCACCGCTGCAATAGCTAATGCTGGACCAACGAACGCAACAAAAGCGGCCACTACTGCAACAATAGCACCGAGTAATACTCCCCCCAAAATTCCAACGAATACTAAAATGACAGTTTTATTTTCCTCGAAAACTTGTGCCAATCCCTTCTCTCGTATTTGGTCAACCACTCCACCCAAAGCGTCCGCAATTCCCTGAAGTGTAGGCGTAATAGCCTGTAAAACTGGTAGTCCAATCTCACGAGCCAGCACGGAAAAAGTGTCTTGAATGTTGCTCATTACACCTAAAAATGTAGTACTTTGTGCAGCCATCATGTCCGCAAAAACACCGCCTTCGCTCGTAAGGTCTGCCATTGCCTGCTCAACGTCAGAAAAACCCACTTCACCATTCGAAACCATTCCTTTTATCGCACTCTCAGCCACCCCAAAATGTGTTGCAAGTGCCGCAATAAGAGGTATACCCGCCTCAGCGAATTGGTTTAGTTCATCGCCCTGCAACCTTCCCGCTGTGGCAACTTGGCCGTAAGCTCTCGCAATTTGTGTAAGTGGTGTGTTAGTCGCAGCCGCTGCATCGCCCAATGATTTAAGCGTTGGGATGAGATTATCCGCATCAATTCCCATTGCCAACAATTGCTTTGCTCCAGTCTCGACCGTGTCGAGTGTAAAAGGTGTTTTTGTGGCAAAATCCGACAACTTTCGCAGCATGTTAGTACCAGCCTCTGCCGACCCGAGCATGGTATTGAAGGCAATAGTAGTCTGCTCGAAGTCAGCCGCCTGTTGTAAGATAGCTTTACCCACAAGAGTAGCGGCTGCAACAACGGCCGCCCCCATAATAGTGGCACCGGAACGGATTTTATCGAATGCTTTCGATGCTCCTTGGTCTCGGGCTTCAATGACTATCTGTACCTTTTCCTGTGGCATAGGCTTTTTTGTTTTGGCGGGCTTCGTTCTTCATCGTCTCTTTAAGAACCAAGATGAGTGCTTGTACACGGTGAGCGTCATACTCCAGCCAGCCCATGCCAAACTTTTTTGACATGTGAAAGTCTAAAATTGCGTCATCAGTAACCTCTCCTTTGCCTCGGCAAGCTCTTATGACGTTCGCTATTCTTTTTTTTGGAGTCCCAAAGACTCCAAAACAGCCATCTGGATTTTGCTGAAATCTCCTAATGACAATGCCTCAACATTTTCTGGCGTTATAGGTAGAGTAACCCCCTCGTCGTCGTCCAAATTCCATGCGACAACACACTTGGCAATCAAACCGATATTCATATCCTCTGGACTGTCCTTGCTTTGTTGTGAAAGCACTCGTGCTTCCGCATAAGAAACTTTAGGGGCAACGTCTACAAAGTAATTTCCAGTAAGTTCAATTTTTCGTACGTTGGATTCTTTTTCTAAACTTTTTTTGTATCCCATATCGGATTTTGTTATGTCGGATTTTTATAGAGGGGGCGGGTAGGGGTCGATACTACCCGCCTTCCTCTCTGGGGATTATCCGACAAACCCCAGTTATTTAATAACTTGTGATTCCGTTCCTCAATACCACTCGTGCAGTAACGCTTTCGGTTTCATCAAAATAAGCGTCGTACTCAATCTCCTCATTTATCAAGTCCTCCTCGGAAAGATTATCGGCAAACGGGCGATAAAGTGTATTCGGAAAATCTACACGAAGCTGATCTTTTTCGTTTGCGTCTCGACCGCCTGTAAGGTTAGTTTTACCCAAGATGGCCACTGATACGGTTCCGCTAACTCCAGTAGCAGATAGACCACTCAATGCATCAATAACACCAGCCACGTCATCAGCTCTATTGTTCCCAGCTGTGGCATTCGCTAATTTAACAAGGATATTATTCCCTGTCTTTTCTGCCTGTAAGGTGTCCGAGCTATTAGTTGTGATTGTTACGTTGAAGTCATTGCCACTTTCTCCGGCAGTGTCAGCAGTAACCACAACAGCACCCGGCTCTGTTCCGATTGTTAAAGTGGCTGATACGGCACTATTGGTATCAATGGTTCGTCCATAATGACGAATGCGTGTGGCAACTTTGCCTTTTTGACGCATGTCGTCGATAAACTCGGGTGTCGAGTAATAATGGGAGAAATTGCCCTCTGCAGTAAAGTCTTTTGCCCAAATAGCGGCAGGGAAACGGTCGGCAAGATTTACGCCTCGTGCGGTGTGCCGTTCTTCTAGCGTATTAGCAATAGTAACGCCCCAATCTTCCGCATCAACTTCGGTGATGTTATCAATCGCATTGTAATTGTCGTCTTCGGCTCGCACGCCATAAGTAGAGCCACCAATCCAGATAAGATTGTCACTGAGTGTGTATGTAGGGGTAGAGCTTTGAATAAACAGCAAGTCTCCAGCAGTAGCGGCCACTCCTTTCGAATCAACAAGCACGCTAGTTTCTAAACTGGCACTAACGACACTATGTGTCATTATATTGGCAGTTTGAGCCGTTTTACTTCTAACTTCTAAAATATCGCTAGTTGTAAGGCCTTTGGTTTGGTCAACATCGTAACCAGTCGAGCCGATAGGTTCATCGGAAGTCAAGCGTGCGTGGTCAAAAATTCCCAAGGCTTTAATGGCCACGGTACACATGATTTTGTTGTCCTGTTGGTTAATCTCCACTTGGTCTACATAAGCACCGAAAACACGGCGAACGTGTGTCTCGCCTGCTTTTTTAATATCCATGGTATAGCTTTTGAGTGTTGTTGCAGGCTCAAAAACGTGTTGATACACCTTACCGCTTGCAATAGTAGACGTGGTAGGAGCACCCAATACCATCTGTAGAAAATGCCCCACGGTATTTGGTTCCACGCAAAAAGTGATAGAACCCTCAACAGTGATTTTGTCATGGACGCTTCGTAATTTTGCGTCACGCTTACCACTGATTCCAGTAACAGGTTGTCGGCCATACTGAGCGACAACGTCTTCACTAATAAGTTCGGCGTAAACGGAAGGTTTGACTGGTGTCCCTGCGGTTGTCTCTTCTCCAATCGCTAGGTATCCAAGTCGTGAAAATGGATTTGCACTCATACGTTTTTAGGTTTCTTTGTTTTTGGTTCTTGTTTAGGTCGCATGGTAACAATTTCCGTGTTTCCACGCTTCTCTGTCTCTATTCTATCATGGCTAGGCTTTGACATACATTTTAGCGATTTGTTCGATTATTGAATCGTAGTGTCATCTCGGATATAAGCAACGTACCCTCTGGCTCTATATCGTAGTTTATAGTAATTTCGTCATTGAATAATGCCCAAGAATCAAGCGTAAAGTTGTCTCGTATAACTCCAAGAATAGTGGCGTTTTTTACTCCCCCGTCTGCATTCCTATCTTCGAACCATTCGTAATGTTGAACGGTACTATCGCTTTGAGTTTGATTACCCGTAACATTATTAAAATATTGTTTTATCTCATCAACGATTTTGATTTGCACACTAAAATTGTTGTTGTCTCGCACGGTTCCGCTTCCTTGGTTCGTGATACTGGTGGAAATTCCGCTAATAATAAGTGCGGGCAAGGACTTGTTAGGTATTTGCGTTAAACGTCCAGCACCCACGATGTACTTTTTGAACGTGGTCGTAAACTGTGCTTGTAGTAGTGTGTTTAATTCGTTGAGTAAATCCCTCATATTCCTTTAGTGAATATGTGTTTTAGAATCATGGGGGCAATTTTGCCTTTAAGTTTTAAGGGTAATCCGACAATTTTACGCATAGGCATTTTTTTTGTGCCTTCATTGTGATAATGAGCGTAACTGGTAGGGTTAGCAATAGTAACGGAATGGGGTTTGATGTTCGTAATTTTGTAGGCATTACGCAATTTTCCTGTACGCTCTAACATGGGTTTACCCCCAAAACCTAGACGTGCCTTTTGTGCGATTGTACTTGGGGCAAGAGAAGCCCAACGTACCCCAATTTTAGCACCGCTTGCGGGGTAATTAGAGACAAACTCGTTGATGGCAATATCTCCAACCTTTTCGAATACATCTCGTAAATCTTCTATGTTGTTGCCGTATTCCTTCATTTGTCGCTGGAATACACGGTCATCAATCGTTACCTTGGCCATATAATTAAAAAACCTGATTCATTCCGAACTTACTCGCCGTGCTAGAACTATCTTGTGCAACTTCTGTTGTATCACTAGCAACGGCATTTGGCTGTGTCCTAGACGCTAGTGCAAGCTCCAGTCCAGTAGTATCTGAGATGATTTTTAGTTTTCGTTTCTGTACCTGTTCCAAAAATCCCATTACTCGGTCAATTCGTGTCTCTGAATCCTTATCGGTTCCGTCTGTTTCAACTCCGTACTCATCGGACAAAACAAAAGCTGCAGCAAGTTCTGCACTAAAGTTCAGAATAAGGCTAGGGACTTCGGCAAGTGGCAAGGTATAAACATCGTAAATTTTGCCATTGATAATACTGTTCGCCATATCAAGCTTTGTCTCGATTGAAGCGGTCGAAATATCAAGGTTCCCAACAATGCCAGCGAATATCCTAACGTCCGATAAGGAGGCGTACATATCTCTATTTTTCTTTTATTATATGAAGGTTCGTGGAACGGTCGGACATTTCCATCAGTTCGCTTGCGTTCTTCATAGGTTTTTTCTTGATGCCGTAGTTCCACATCTCTGGCCATTCTTGCGGGGCATTCTTGATGTGCCTTTTGTTCTCCTCGTTCATTCGATACACCATATCGCCGTAAGGGAACCCCTTGACGTGTCCGATAGGTATTGAGGGGTCGCACCAGATACGAAATCCGTAGTCTTTGGCCTTCCTGCAAAGATTAAGGTCTTCAGAAAGGAAATCACTATAACTATACCACGGTTCTTTGATGGCTTCGAGTACAGAACGCTTAATAATAACAAAAGCAGAACCGCAAGCATCAATCTCGAACAGTCTATCTCGTGGCCAATCTCCGATAAACTTGTATTGTGGATTATTGCCAGTTGCCTTTTTGAAAATACACGGCTCAAAGTTTGGTACTTTTCTGTAACATACGGCCGTACAGATATCTACATTCTTGTCCTGAATGTTTTGTATCATCTTTGTAATTGCATCAGGGGGGAACGTCATGTCCGAATCAATAAACATAATCCAGTCGCCTTCCATTTGTTTGACGATATTGTTGCGTGCTTGCGTAACAGCACTGCCATAGTTCATAACCAGCTTAACGTTTGCTGGAATTTTTGCACTCAAAAAACTGTGGACTGTTTCACAAGGGAAATGGTCTCCGTGTGGTGTTCCAATGGTTCCAAGACATTTAGGCGGTAACGGTGGGGCGGTTAGCGTATCTTTAACTTTTTCAATTCCCCATTTTTCCTCAAGACGTTTTATGTATTTTTGTACGTCTTCCATGTACTTTTTGTTGCCTTCCGTTCCTTGCGTATAAAGTTCTTCCCCAAATATTGCAACAAAACTTCGTGAGCCGTAATGATGAATGAATACGTCTCTAGCAATAATAAGTTTGAATCCAGCTTCTCTGGCTCTGATTGAAATATCAATATCATCTGCACTCCCTGATTTGGCTTCAATATCCCAAAACGTTTCGTCCACCCAGCCAATTTTTCCAAGACACGAACCTTTAATCATCATGCAAAATCCGATGAGAAACTTAACCTCGTGGTGGTTACCATAAGGTTTAAAACGTTCGTTTAAGTCGGCCTGTTGAACACCCATCACGAAGTTAGAAGTCGGGCCAACGATTCCAACGTCCTCGCTATATTGTAGATGAGCATACATCTTTTCCAGCCAAGCAGGCGTTACCTCCAAATCGTTGTTCATCCACACTAAAGTCTGGCCTTCTGCGTAATTTATACCAACGTTAAGACTAGCAGGCCATCCGCTATTTTTTGTTGCGGTGATGATTTTTAGGTTGGCCTTTTCTTTCCAATTTTCGGAGAGTTCATCGAGCCATTCAGAGGTTCCGTCCGTACTCTCATTATCAACGATGATGAGTTCATAAAACTTACTAAACTGTCGAATGCTCTCGATACACTTTTTATTTAATTCGAGATTGTTCCACATAACCACCACAAGAGAAAACATTGGTTGCTCGTCTAAAACCCTCTTTTCTTTGTAAGTGTGCGAATAAAATTCTCGTTCTGGTAATCCCATACGGTCTTTTAGGTATTGCATACTAACTAATTACTTCAAAATTGAATGAATCTCGCCACTCAAAACCATTGATAAATAATGCATTATTTTTCTGATGCAAGCTCCGTCCAAATGCACTTTGTTCTAGAATGTTCACAAACATTTTGCCAAAAGCCCTATCCTCGAATGGTCGCTTTTTATAGAAACGCAAAACTTTCTCCCTGTCATCATAAAACACCAACCAACCGTGATATTCTTTTCCAAAAAGTACCTCGTTGAAATAGCTAGGAGTTTCGATGTAACCCCCTTTACTGATTCGCATCAATTCTTGGCAAGCCTTCGTTGGGTCTTCAACATGTTCCAGTATGTGGCGGGCGTAACTATAATCGAATTGCTTATCTGTGAATGGCAGTGCCTCAATACTGGCCTTGTGGAAATTGGGGAGGTCATCTCTAACAACGCCAGCGGCTCTGCTAATAGCCTCATCGGGGAATGCGTCCACATAAGCCGCACAACCCAAGACGGGGTCTGTACCACAACCAACATCGACAGCCTGTCCTTTCTTTTCGTCGTGTGTCATAAGATTTTTTTAAAAATAATGTTTATCTCGGGGTCAATGTTTTTAGGAACTTTTGGCTCGTGTGCAATTTGCATGTGTTCGCAAGCCATCTGTACCTGCTCTATAAGACGAGCTTTATCGAAGCCTGTTTTGTGAAATTCCCCCTCGTGCCATTGTCCTCCGTATATTGTTTTTAACCACCAAGTCCATTGCTTACCATCTTTGTTTTTAACAAACCGTTTACAGCACTCCACAAGGTCGGGTACACGGATATGTAATGTCCCCCCATCTTTCAATACACGCATCCAATCTTTCAAAAGCCCCTGTGTGTGTGAATACGGAAAATGTTCAAGTACATGGCTTGCGTAAATGTGACTAACGCTTGCATCCTCGAATGGAAGTTTTTTGTTTAGGTCGTGAATCAAATCACATTCCCCCGTCTGGTCGATGTTGATGTAATCGTCTAAGTATACCGACCCACATCCAAGGTTAAGCCTAACGGGTAACATAGCCGTCTTTAGTCAAACCTTGTTTGTGTGCCTCTCTCCGATTATCGAGCAAGCCCTTTGCGCCTCGCTCTTTGAATGTTTTATCGTAATAGTCGGGGTTCTCGATGTAGTCATCAAACACATTTTCTACTGCAACATCATCAAGAACATTACAAAATCCAAATTTTGTTTTAAGTACCGCTTTACCAAATTCATATGCTGGCCATTGTATTTGGCTCCAAGTCCCTTCTGGCCATCTTGCCTTTCTTCTGAACACCTCTGGACGTAAAAGAAACGTACCAGCCACATTCGGAAACTGACAGTTTACTTTTACGCCGTTTTGTTCCTGAATCAACAAAGCTTTTTCCCGATACATCGGTTCGATAAATTGCAGATTGTTAAGTATGCCAACTTGCCCAATTTGTGGAAACGCTTGCATAACCCTCTCGGCCGCCTCAAACCATCCGTCCTTATAAAGAATGTCATTATCACTAGCCATGAGGTAATCGGGTTCGTATTCGGTCATGATAGCGTCCCAAACATGATTGTAAGCATAGCCTGGATATTTGTTTTCTGGAGAAAAAACCGCCTCAACAAATTGCACATTCTTAGGCATTTTTCCTTGCGTCTGTCTCTCGCTCAATTCATTTAAGTATGCACTCGTTCCGTCAGATGAGGCATTATCCCAAAAATGCAAAAACAACCTCAAGTCTTTTGTGGTTGTTTTTATAAGTGAATCAACGGTCATCTTGGTGAGATGAACTCGATTATAAGTAACAATGACACAGTGTACAGTCTTCATAAGTCGGATTTTATGACGAGGTGTCTCTTTTTTGTAAAAGTTTACAAAGTTATGTGTAAATGTTTACAAAGTTGCGTATTCTGCCATCTTTAGAGCTTCTTCATCGCTCTTTCCTTTGGCGACGAAATCGAACCACACAGACGCCGGCTCAAACTCGTATCCTTCCAGCTTGTTAATATCTAGTGGCGAGGTCTTATCTAAAAGAATAGCGTCCCAAACTTCCCCTGATGTTTCAATGGCGGCCGAACGTGCAACGGCTGCTTTTTTCTTTGAGTCTAAAGCAGTTTGTAACTCAACTGATAAATCTTTGTATGTCATATTATTCTCCTATTTTTTTAATAGCGGAACGAAAGCTTGCGACCCCGAGGATACTAAGGAGGCCGAAAAGACCGTCTATATCATCCAAAGTCCAAATACTGAACACAATACCGAGCCAAAGAACGAAAGCGACTGCACAGAGGATATACGTTTTATATCCGTTGAAGAGTTCCAATAAAATCATATAAAGATTTTAGAAATTAGCTAAGGGAATTTTACCGCCATAGAAGGTATAGTTGCCCCTTTTGGCAGTTTGGAGATTATGGCAGCGTCTACATCTCGCCATAGCTTTTTGCCCCACAAAAACATGAGTGTGTCCATGTCGGGAATGTGGAATAACTGCTCGCCGTTCCAGACGTAAATCTCTGACTCTCCTACGGCTTTGACTAGTTCCCCTTTAGTCAGAGGCTTGAAAGCTGGCGGCTTGTCTGCAAAGTCGATAGATGGGTCTCTGTACTCCCATCGTAGCGTACGCCAGATTCTATTGCCATAGTGGAGGTGAACACCTGTAGAGCTTCCAGTCGTTCCCACCGTGCCGAGTTGTGTGCCAACGTCTACATGATTGCCTACAGCACAGTAGATTTTATCGAGGTGGCAATACTGCCGTCTCCAGCCATCATCGCCTTGCAGTTCCACGTGATTGCCCCAACCGCCATCGTAAGACGCTTTGACAATTTTACCCGAGACAGTGGCAACAACGGGCAAGTGTTTGCCTTTTGTGCCGAAGTCGATACCTGGGTGAATACCGCCAGGGAAATTCTTGTAGAACCTCTTGCCTGTAGGAGACAGAGCAAAAGAGGTCAATCCGTAACCTTGCGTTATGTACGACTCTCCTTTAATCGGTAACATATACTAGCTAGTTTTTTGTGGCTTGGATAAGAATATCGACCTTCGTCTCGATTCGTGCGAGCCTGTCGTTGATTGTCGAATTGTACAGTTCCACGGCTGTTATTTTTTTCTCTAGCATCTCAATAGACTTCGCTTGGGCTTTAGATGCGTTGAATAGGTTTGAAGCCCAAAAGATACCGCCAACCAACACCCCGATAAATGTCATAATGAAAGATATTGGTACAAGTGTCGCCAGAGACAAGATTGTTTTTGGTGCGGGCTGGCGGTCGTCCATACAACTAAACAGCTCCGATTATTTCGTCCAAGTGAGTTTTGGTCGTGATGTTTTGGTTGAGTGGCAAACCGTCCACATGCTCCACCGTGTAAGTATCATCTGTTAGCTTTAATGGCTTAAAAGCTTCCTTCGGTAGCACCGACCAAGAGCCAGCAACAAAAGTCTGGCTAAGCACAAAATCCTCTGGTGTTGCGTCGTAACCGTAAAAAGCTCGCCAATCATCGTTTGTGATGAACTCCTGATATTGGGCTTGTAGTGTTTCTAGACTAATCATATTTACTCTGGTTGGTCGACTGGAGTTATGTAGACTTTTTGTGGGGTTGAAACTGAACAGAGGTACTGCGAGTTTGCTGTGAGGTATTTCACATCAATTGGGTTGTTGGCGGCACTAGCGGGAGTTGGCACATTTTTTATCATCATTCCTTCGCTGGTGAAGAGACTCAGAGTCGTAGTGTCATCAAAACACACTACGAACCCACCGCCTGGAACAAAATCACAACCACGAGGTGTCGTCCCAAAAGCTCCTATATTGATGGTGGACACGAGATAAAGCTGGAAGTTTGTCCAGTCGATAGTGTAGATGTAGGCGAATCCTGTCGTGCTCACGAAAACCGCACTGTCTCCCATTATTCCCATGCCGTTAGTTGGACCAGATAACGCATTGGATACGGCAATAGTTACGCCATTCTTATCTACTTTGTAGAGTTTTTTGTCGGTGTTGTGTAGCAAGATGAGCGTGTCATCGGCTGCTGCATAAATCCCAGTCGGAACAAGCCCCGTTGTGATTGTACCAACTCGATTGCCTGCATAATCGAACACGCCGATAACGTTGGTGGTGGAATTTCTAACGTAGATGAGTCTAGAATCGTAACCCAAAGCCCCTACAGGAAACCCAGCGGTCAGTATCTCGATTGCGTATCCTGGTACTGGCATAAACTTCTAGGTTACAGGAGTGAAGCTGAGAGTAATATCAAAATATGCACCCGCTGTAGTTCCAGTGGCAACGGCTTTGAATTTTATCCACTTGTTGGTGAGGTTTTCAATCGGGTAGGATTCTTGAATTTGTGTAGCCGTTCCTCCGTCCTCGAACCAAAGAAGATTAACAGGGTCTTGTACAAGCTTCCTGTAGGTTCCCGCCTCTGTATCAGAACCCCACATGGTTATCTTGATGTCCGTTGGTGTACTGGTGGACTGAAGGTCTAGGTCAATACGACCTTTGTTGAAGCCTGTTATTTCTTGGGCTGTTGATGTGTAAGTAGTAGGATCGTCGTCTAGTCTGACGGCGTTCATGTGGACGACTGTTGTCCCATTCAATCCCATGAGACGCACGGGTTTGACTTGTTGCAACGAAAAAGTGCTCGGCATATCTATTTGTTATTTTTTTTTGAAACTCTTCTTTTTTTAGTTGGTTTAGTTGGTGTCATTTCGCCAACTTCAGGAACAACATCGTCAATAAACGTCCTCGGATTCTCCGACAATATAAGCTGTATACTTCCGCTATATTGTTCAGCGTCTGCTTGTGATAATGCGATTCTTGATTCTTGCGGGTAAGAAATACCTGTTTTAGTAAAGCCTTTTGTGACTAGGTAGATTTTTTTTTGTTCCATATTGGTTTGGATAGACGCATAATGTTCTATTATCACCCCCCAAACATATTGGGGGGTTTGAACAAAACACTATACTGGCGGTTCCTGGGTATCGTCAGTAACCATATCGACAATATACGTCTTTGTAGCCGCAATAGCCGTATTAAATAAACAGGTATTGCTCTCAATATTGCTTGGGTTAGCCGCAAGCGGTGCAGCCCAAACCTGACGATATACGCCACCCTTTTCAGGAATCACCTGAAATTCGCCTTTGCGAGTACGTCCATTAAAACTTGGATAATTCATAAAACGGACAGGTTAGGCGATAGCACTGCGAATAAGATACCCACTGATATTACTGGTTAGTACAGCGTCTTCTACGAATGATGGTTCATAGAATGTTGAAGAAAGTTCCTCGTTTCTCCACTGTTTAACCATCCAGTCCCTCGCACGGAATGTTTTACATGCAACAGGGTCTTCGTTTGTTACTTCACGCCCTTCAGGAAGCCAGAGCATAGTAACGTGCTTGCCCCAAATGTCAGCGGTAACAGTTGTAGCGGCTCCTTCTTCGCTTGTAATTTCTACAGCTCCAGGAATGAGGACTCGCATGTTCCACAAAGTAGGAGGCAAATCACCGTTCACGAGCAAGTCATTCTGTGTGTACTTGATAAGCTCACGAATAGTAGCATCCCGTTTCATCACTTTGGCAACGGCGGCAGGAATGATGATTGTATTCGGTTCCATACCAATCAATGAACGAGCTGCTTCTTTTCCTGTGTCGATGTCTTCTTCGATAGAACCAGCAAATGATGCATTGTTCCATTGTCCTGTTCCGCTCAAAGTAGTTCTAGCTGCCGAATCCCAGTTATTGAGGGTGGTAAGCAATGTAGCGACACGTTTTTCACGGCGTGTCATAACAAGGTCTTGTACCATGCGGGTTTTGCTTTGCTCAAGACGCAAAACTGAATCAGCGTTATCACGTTGTCGGTCTGTGATTTTGGTTTTTAGTGCATACTCTTGTGCACTATAAGGTGAGGTTGAAAGCCCAAACTCCACATCGTTTGAGGCGGCTCCATCAGCACGCAAGTCTACTGGTAAGCGATAGGTGTTTGAACGGTCCCAGACATAATAAACATCACTTTCTTTCGCAACTTTCATGACAGGACAAACGTCGTTAGCAATCAATTTACCGTTGCGGTAGCCAATTGCAAAGTTGGTGAGGGCGGCATTAACATGCACTGACCCCGGGTTAGATATAACTCCCATATAATAGCAATACTTTTATTTTTAAGATGCTCCACCGTCTTCTGCAACTCCAGGAGTAGCAAGAATAACAGGGATTATCTGGCCGACTTCGGTTGCAGCGGCTAAAGCGACACCTAAATACTTAGTTGCAGCAGTACCTTCTAAGTTAGATGCAATGCGTCCAGCAGTACCTGTTAAGTGCACACGGTCGCCTTTAGTGATGGCGGCACTTCCAGAAACAACCTTTGAAATGCCGTTAAGCATAACAGAAACAGCACCTCCAGCACTGGCACTTGATTGAATTACACCGATTGCAGTGTCTGTTGCTGCACTAGGCAAATCACATTCACCGTCAGCGGTTCCAACTTCCACACAAACGTAAGGTTCAACCATGTTGTTCTCGGCTTCCATCGAAACAAGAAGACCTGGAACAGAAAAATTGTTTGGCATATTTTTATAGTTTATCTTCAACGGCTAACATGGCCTCGGCATAACTCACCTTGTGAGTAGTGGCGTAATCCTGTGCAAGCACATCGAGTTTGGCACTTATTTCATCGACGGCAAACCCGTTAATTTTCTGAACTTTTTCCTTAGTGTCTCCATCTGTCGATACGCCGTACTCAGTAAAGTCTACGGCCTTCATTTTAGAAAGGATTGCGTAGAATTTCTGAGATTGTTCGGCACTCAATTCAACAGAGAATTTTGCAAGCTCGTCAAGGTCGGTTTGTGCAAACCCAACTGCAAGCTTGCCTGTATCAGATAACGCAAACTTTTTTGCTTCTTCGGTTGCATTGCGTAGACGCAAGTCAGCCTGCATTTTGCTTAATTCTCTCTGTTGAACTGCGATAGCACTTTTAACCATAGCTTCGGCTTCGGCAAGGGAAATTGAATTGCCATTGTCGTGTGCCTCTACTTTTTTTGCCTCAGTTCCTTCTTCGGTTCCTTCGGCTTCTTCTTGTTTGCCTTCGGCTTCCTCATCGGATTCCTCGTCAAACTTCTTTTTGTCAAACATATTTTCTGATTCGTTAGTAAATTCTGCTTCCAGTGTGTCAGAGAACATAACTGGTTTAAGTCCTCTGATATAGGGAATGTTGGTTAAGGCTCCCCCCATGAATACGTTATCATGTTTTTCCCCTGTTTCTTCATTTTCGTAAGTGAACGCAATTTCACTAGAAAAGAAGCGAAAGATTTTATCTTTCAAAAGTCGCTCACCAAGTGGTGTCCACTCAACGTCGCCAAATAACTTGCTTCCTTTACGGTATAGATTTTTGAACCAGCCAGCGGCTTCACCTTGGCGATTGTGTGCAATGTTAACTTGCAACTCTGTTTCGTAGATTTTATCGGTGAATGATTCCACGAACTTATCTAGCGTCTTGGCAGTTATTTCAAACTTGCCCTTCATGCCGTCCCAGCTTCCAGTTCTCAAAACCTCTACCGTACTGCATTTGGTTTCTTCGTTGTATGTACTTGGTAACTCGGCCAAATAAACATCTTTTTGTGTCTTTATTTGTTTCATATTTTATTTAGTGTCTTTATTCTATCACGGATACAGGAGGTGCGTTGTCGTCAGAAATAAGTAATGCCAATGCAGCAATAGCTACCAAAGTGGCGGCTGCACTAGGTTGTTCTGTTTTCATTTCATCGACTCGCATTTTTAAGTCATCAATCCACATCTTGCGTTGCTCTTTTGCAATTGCAGTTTCCGCCGTGAGATTCGCTTGGTCTACAGGATAAAAATACTCCTGTGAATTGTGATGAAGTCCAAGCCCCCCCACAACATTCGCATTATCTTTTACACCGTTCTGTTTGTTCCATTCGTTGGCGGTGTGGATAATGTACAAAAGGGCGGCCGTATTTCCCGCAACACTCAATGCTTGCCGTACCTTGCTAGGCACAAGCATTTTGTACATCACAAGCCCATCGCCTGATGCGTTCTTGTAGATGATGTTTTTGAACAACGCTCGCGGGTGAGTAATGACGGACAATTTTAGGATGTTGCGGTTCATGGCTATCTCGTCTGCTTGCTCCTGTGCAAGTTTAAGGCTTACTTCCTGCGTGAAGTTGTCATGTAGTCGTTCAAGGATACGACGCTCTTCATTAAAGGTGAATCCCTTGATGTTGCTCACATGCCCCGCCATAAAACTGCGTATCGCTCCCATGTCAATATCAATCTTTGCCAAATCTTTGCGGTCTTCAATAATGGCCTGCCATGCTTTAGCGGCGTTCTCTGCACTCGTACGCATAAGTACGCCCGCCATTTTTTGCGATAGCATTTTGTCTCCCATGGTGGCAAAACGCTTTTTGATTCCCTGCTCAATCTCCTTGCGTAGCTCTCCGTTTCCCGTAGATGCAAGTACCGCAACACCGCCAACCATGCGTGTCTTCGCTTTGGATAGTCTGGCTTTGACAAAATCTCGCAAACCCTGCTCGTTCTGTGAAACAAGCTCATCCCATGACTTATAAGCATCTTGTAGGCTCGCCTCTTCTTCGTTAACGGCCTTCTGATAGCCTCGTTCTGCTTTTGTTGGTTGTACCGTGGTCTGAAAATCAAAGTCCCCAAATGATATAGGTTCACTGCTTCGTAGTTTTGACTCTATCTCATCAATACTATCCTCAATCGCTTTTCTGCGTGCTTCTGCTGCCTGTCTGTCCTTTGGTGTTTTTGCTGTGGTAACCGCTTGTCTTGCTCGTTCCATGCGTTCATTGAGCCCATTTCTTCGCTGTGCCAATCGGTTTCGTGCCTTTGTTTCTCGTGTGATAGCATCATCAATCTTCTTTACGTCTTCAATTTGTCCTTGTTTAGCCTGAATCCCGGCCTTGCCTACGGCAATCATGGCACGTATCCCCTCAACCTTTGACCGTATACTTTGGTTGAATTGCTTTTTGACTTTTACGCCACTAATCGACTTGCTTTGCTCTCGGAATTGGGTAATCACGTTGCGTAATTCTGTGATACGCCTTTTTATGTCCTCGATGTCTGAAGTGTGTGTCTCACTCAAGACGGAAGCGTCTTTAGTATCTCCTTTTTTAAGTGCCTTACTACTCGTCTTTTCTTTATCTTCGTCTTCTGGCTCCTCAATCTCATCAACATCTTCTTTTTCAGTGTCTGCCTCTGGCTTCGCACCTTCTCCCGATAGTTCGCTTTCCAATATAGATAGCTCACTCTCTAGCTGGTCTAATTCGTTGTCCTCTTCATCTTGTTCTGCTGGTGCTGGCAAGTTAAAAATCTTGTGAACGTATTTTTTAGTTTCGGGGGTAAGTTCCACAAGTTGGGCACTTGCGAGCGTAGACAGTGCCTGACTATACTCAGCGAAATCGATGTTTCCGATACCTGAAAAACAGAGTTTCGGAAAGTCTCTTGTCGTAGGCCAGTTAATCAAAATCAACTCTCGTACCTTCTCGTTGATAATATTGGCAATCTGTCTTGCGATGTTCTCAAGTCCAAGCACGAAAAATGATTGCTGGTCTTTACTTAAGGCAAATGAACCCGTTTCTTTACTTCCTAAATCAAGGAATGGTGCAAGTACGGCCATTAGTATTTTGTGGTCGTGGTGGTCGATAAGTTCCTTAATAGAACCCGCTTTGCTGTCTCCTTTAGGGGAAAGGATATCAAACTCCCATTCTTTAGGTGCGGCGATATAGGAACGTTCGTTACTTTTAAGGTTGCGGCCAATCTCCTGAGCCTTTTCCATGTCTTTCGTGTTGAACTCGGAAGGCACTTTGATGAGGGGTACACCTACGCCATAACGTTCAGCACTGATAGCGGCTATCTTATATAGGTTTTCCTTGAAATACCAATGTTTGTACGCTGGACGCAAAAGACTAATCCCGTAAAGATTGTTGCCTTCTTGCTGGAACGAGAAGATGAGAAGTTTCTCTCGTGGAATAGAAAAAGTATGGTTCGCAACTCCAAGCCGTTGTCCCGTTTCTAAATCTATATTTGAGGTGTATGCCTGTTGCTGAACTCCAGGCTTTCCGTCCTTAGTGAGCCAACTGAAATGTGCTTTTTGTAGACGGTCGCCGAATCGTTTCCAATAAACCTGACCGTCTTCGTTTAGTCCGTAAACAATCTCAATATACTTAAAGCCAAAATCAAGAGCAGTAAGCAAACGTGTAAGTTGTTTTTGCAAGTTAAGCGTCTCAAGATTCTTTTCAAGAAAATCTGCCTGTTCTTTGGCGAGTACCGAATCTTCTTTTTTAGAAGTTTCTACGTACCAATCGGCGGCAAGAATAGGAAGCTTAACCGCCTGAAGTGCGGCGTAAACTTGTGCGTCTCCTCTTCTCATCTGTTCGTAAGTCTTAACGCCGTTTTCTCCTTCTAAATTTGGTTTGTAGTCGTCCGTGATGAATCCATCATACGCACTAGTACCAGTGACCCCGTATTCTGCTCCAATAGGTGGACGTTTAGGCTTAAAAAACAAATCACCTAATCCCATAAAAGTTCATGTTTTAGTATAAAATTTCTGATGGATTCCATCTGTGGATGTTCCAGTAATTCTAAATTTTGTTTTACGCAATGACCCCCTATTGGCTCCTCTGACGGTGTAAGTAATGGCCGAGTAAACTGTTCCATTCCCAGCTTTTGGTAAAGCTCATTGTAGGCTTGCGTGTATTGTAGCACTAAATCGTATTTTTTAATGCCGAGGTCTGTTAAAATCCTGTTTTGCATTCTCGCAAAAATAATATCCATGCCGTACTTAGTGGTAGAAAGTATTTTCATCGCCTCTGTTGCATCTGGATTTGAGACAATGTTTGTTTTTAAGTTGTTAGCGTTAAAACTATTTGCAATTTTACCCGCTTCTTCCGTGTGTTGTGGCAAACAACCAATCGGCCATGTCCAAAACGTCATACTTTCTGCAAGATTGGGGTGTTTACCCTCAACAGGCATGTGAAGACAAGGAACATGCTTAGCAATCTCCCTAGTCGTTCCGACAGGAACAGTTGAGTGGATAACAATTATTTTGGGAGTGTATTTTTTCTCGTAGTCTAGTGTGGTTTGTACAAAATCAGCGTGCCACGGATAACAAACATGAAGAACGTCATATCTATCACAAGATAGCAACTCCTTAGATTTTAGGTCGTAGCCATCTATAGCAGTGTCTTCTTTTAGTGTTTGCATTAAACTCGTGCCAATCTCTCCCAAGCCCAAAATTAAATGACGCATATTGTTAGAAGTTTTCTGAATAAATATCACCAAAAACGGTATCTTGGTCTGCTGGTTCCTCGTGCTTCTCCATCTCAATGCCAGCAATTCCCCTAGTCCTTGCCCAGTTTCCCATCATTACCATATCGGCAAGGTCGGGGCTTCTTCCACCATTACGCTTTTTAATCTCATCCTTGCTCTCGATAAGTATCTGGCCTTTTCCGTTAAAAATGGTTTTTATATTCGTAAGCTCTGCCGTAAGTGTTCCAAATTCCACAAGTGCAATCTCCTCAAGCCGTGTGTCTTCCCGTAGCTTCCAATATGCCTGAGCTCTTAGATTGGCGAATTGTGGCCTAGAGCTTGCAGCCGCTCCATTAAAGGCGAACACGGTGGGGCTTTTTCCTTTATAAATATGTGCTTTAACTTTATCCGTAACTCCCCCACCCACTCCTGAATCATCAATGACAATTATATCGTAAGGCTCTTTGGAATCAAAAGCGTCTTCCCACTTACGGATAATGCGGCCACTAGTCTCGTTGGTATCTTTACCTTGTCGCCTCTCGATGTTCTCTTGAAGGTTGTTACCGATAATATCGCCGATAACAGTGTTATCTTGCCCAAATCGTGCAACGTCAATTGTCATTATTTTTGGCTTCTTTTTCTGTGCGTGGTGTCTCTCTTTATTTATGCATGCAGTTACCCAGCTAAGCCGAATCAAAGTATCGTCTCCCTCATCTGGCGGCTTACCAAGGATACGGCTGTCCCATATAGGCGTACTTTCTCCCCACTCACTTTTTGCGTCCTCAATGAACTGACGTGTAACGGCTCCGGGTATAATCTCCTGATTGTGTACGACATTTGGATGTTCAAAACAACTGATGCGTATTTTATGAAAAGAAGGTAATAGGCTATTTTGATAAAACTTTCCACTTGTGGACGTGGGGTTTCCTATAGCAAGGAACCTGGCGTTTTCGTTAGTGAGCAAGGAAGCGGCTGCCGTCCAAAAAGCTGGCAAAACTCCAGCGGCTTCATCAAAAATCACAAGTATATGCGGGGCATGATATCCCTGCATACTAGCGGCTGACTGTTCCGCATCAGCTGACTGTCTAGCAGTGAATCCCATGGCAAACCATCTATCACGTTCGACACTCAACTTGAGGTTTGTCATGAGTCCCCCAAGCTCGTGTCTCCACTGGATAGCTATCTCTTTCCATAGTCCCGCCTTAACCTGTCGCATGGTCGGAGCAGTCGTCAAAACAATGCTGTCAACGTGATTGTATAAAAACCACAAAGCCACCGTAGCGGCCACATTCGTCTTGCCAACGCCGTGTCCACTCTCAACAATTGTTTTTCGGTTGTCTCTTACGCTTTCCAGTACTTCCACTTGTTTTGACCACAGCGGGCTTCCGATTATCGGTAAATTCGGACGCATCAGAACTTCCTTCACCCAGCAAAGAGGGTTCTGTTGGTAATACGTCAATAACTCCATCTCTGTCTTCATGTTGTGCGGTTATGTTTTGAACTCTTTTCACCCATTGTGCGTAAATAACCATACTATCGCCCGGACTGTCCTTAAACTCATCGGGTCGCTTCTTTTTCAAAAACTCCCAAGCAAGCCAAGGGTCTTTTTTGAATCCCAGTACAACGGCCTCTCGTGCCTTCAAAATTGGTCGTTCTTTCAGGAGGTCGAAACGCTCCTTAAGCTCGGGATATTTTTTAAGATACGAGTAATAACCAATCTCACTAATCCCCGCATAAATGCATGCCTCTCTAGCACTACAACCAAACGAAAAGGCTTGCTCCAATTTCTGAATCACTTCAGGAGTCAATTTAGTCGGTCTTCCGCTATTCGGTCTCGGTCCCCCGACCTTCTTTTTAGGTACTTGGTTCATAAATAAGATGAACAAAAATGGTGTAAATACCCCTCGGGTATCGCATTTCACCATCTTTCGGATTAAGTCTCTCCACCTGTACATTGACTAGGCGATGTTTTGAGTAGTCTGGCATTGACAGAACATCGTTTACAAGCTGTGAGACTTCGGTCTCTAGCTCTGCATAATCTTTAATAAAGGGTGTTTCTAGTGGGAAAATTGTGTACGTTTTCATAAAAACTAGGTTTTTATATTTAAGCCAAATTTCTTGTGGTTTTCTATAATGCTAGTCATTTCATCAACCGAACGAACAACAAAACCAATTCCACCCTTACTTTTCACGTCCTCTATAAATCGCTCTTGCTCTGGTGATGTAACTCCATCAGGACGCTTGACCTCAATCGCCCAAAATCTCCCAGCAGGCGAACATGCCAAAATATCACTCACACCTTTTCGACGTGGTGGGATAAATTGTCCGTTCTCTTTTCGTATGCCTCCATTATTAACTTTAACAACAACAAAACCGTTCCATTCCAAAATCTCCATGACGGCCTTCTGAATGTCTTGCTCTCTTTGTCGGATTTTAGGAGACATATTACTTCTACGATACTACGAATGGCCGTGAATGCCAAGACAAAAACCACCACCCGTTAGGATGGTGGTCGCTTGTCGTGAGTCTTTACCCGCAGGAGGAGAACGGGCAAATACCACTAAATCAAGTATACCCATTTCTGCCAAAACAAGAAAGACAAGCCCCTTCACCACAATGGGGGAAGGGGTAGACGTTCAGTCGAACGACAAGAATTTTCTGGAAGGATTCTCAATGAGAAACTCCTTGTAACAAGACTGGCACTGATAAATCCAGTTTCTCCCGTCTTTGTGTTTGAAGATGTAGGTTGCACGCACTACTTTTTGGCAATTAGGACACCATGCCCCGATGATTGCTTTACCTGCTTCCATGGCGTTACCTCCCAATCTTGGGCTTCTTTTTGCCCTGTGGTGGAGCGGTGGGAAGTGTGAACTTCTGCGTCTCCCTAGGAATCTCCTTGATTTTGACCACACCATCGAATGAATGGTGTTCACTCGTGCCGTGTTGGTTGTGAAGAAGAATCTGAGCTTCTTCTGCGTCGCATGCCGTGTACTCTTCGTACTGGTGGCACACGAGGCATGTACCGTAGGCCTTGGCAGTCATGTCAGCCTCCTTGGTGAAGAGCGAACAGTGTAAGGAGTCCAAGCGTAGCAATGAATGCACACGCAAGTACGATGGGGAGAAGTCTTGTTTTAGACAAAATGCTTCTCCTTAAGCCATGTGTGAAGCCAGATAGCTCCGACAAGCACGGCACTCAGAACGATGTGACGAATCTTCTCACGCTTTTTCATCACTTCCACCCTTTGGAGAAGTACAGCATGCCCTCGACCTTCAAGGTGACGGTCTTGGTACAGCCATACTGAGAACACTTGTACACGTGGCCGTGTTCCGTAGTCTCAACATACACGAAGACGGCCGTGTGGTTGCAGGAGGCACAAAGAAGATTCATGCGGGGCTTCGGCTCGGTGCTCATATCAGTCTCCTTGAATGAGTTTGACCAGTTCGCTGGTGTCAGCGATTCGGTCGGCCTTGGACGTGTCTTTGGGTGTTTGGTGGCTGTATGTAACAGTCCACCCACAAGAACAACGGTAGCGGTACGTCTCCCAGATAGTCAGCTCGGTCTCAAACTTACGTTCAAGAACCGCTTTGACTTCGTGGCCTGACTTCGGGCATCTCCGAATGTTCATCTGAATCCTCCTCAATGATGGTCATGGTCAGCACGACTCCACTCACATTGTAACATTTCCACGTTTGCACAACACCATCGGAGACCAATTGAAAGATCAGAAACCTATCGTACTTAGTACTCCAGATGTGAAGACATCTCATTGCGTCTCCTTGGGTTTGTGTTTATCCCCCCACCACCCCCGCAGTTCTTGCAACACGTTGCAATCACATGGCGTATCCCTACGGCGGGGGAGGTGAGGAGATAAACTGTTTATGTAAGAAGAGCTAAAAAATCCTTTCTCCACGCAACAAACGAATAATCAGAACCACCACGGCAACAATTAACAGAATGTGCAGTAAGCCCCCGAACGTGTTAGCCGTGATGAAACCAACGAACCAAAGGATTAAAAGTATCGCAATAATTGGCCACATATATATAAAATTAGAGAGTAAAGGCTTAAAACTCCCCGTAGGATACAGATTGAATAAATATGTATTCTACGGGGTAGCTCATCGTAATTAGCTAGTAGAGGCATGTTGTAGTGCGATGGAACATGCTAGAGAGGGCGTGAAGAGGCCAAGAATTCTGCTATCTGCTCCCGTGTCTCTGCAAAACAATCCCAGCACAACTCTCCTGTACGCTCCGCTTCTTTTTGAATGATGTATGTTTCGCTCTCCCCGATTTCCATGCCACAATAAAGGCATGTGCTTAGTTTTTGTGGTTTTTCCATATTACGAACACCCAAACACCAATCACGATAGCGACACTAACCAGCAAGACCCCCAACATCTCACATAAAGCCGTGCTGCAAGACAGAGGGGCGTATGGAGAGAAGTGTATATTACTCTCCGTATCCGTCTCCGCTTCCGTTTCCGCTTCCGTTTCCGTGTCCGCTTCCGTCTCCGTTTCCGTCTCCGTTTCCGCTTCCGTCTCCGTTTCCGCTTCCGTATCCGTTTCCGCTTCCGTATCCGTATCCGTCTCCGTTTCCGCTTCCGTCTCCGCTTCCGTTTCCTCTTCCGTATCCGTCTCCGTTTCCGCTTCCGTCTCCGTATCCGCTTCCGTATCCGTATCCGCTTCCGTATCCGTATCCGCTTCCGTATCCGTATCCGTATCCGCTATATT